AGCTTTCGTTACACCCTTTACTAGATTTATATCTATTCTGTTTCCGCCTTGTAGAGCCACTATGTCTGAGGGGCTTATAGTTACTACACCTGCAAAAGTACTTGTCCAGACTGAAGTTACATTAGTCTTACTTAACATATAGTCTTTAACACCCTTTTCTGCAGCTTCTGTAAAAGCTTTATCAAAGCCTCCAGGGTGGTTCACTTGGAGATCTCTGTCCATGTCTTTTATGTCTCTATCACTGAAACTTTTTTGATACTCTCTATAAGAGTCTAATAAGTTTCTTTTTAGAGTATTTCTGCAAACTTGCAAAGTATAAGAATACTTATGCTTATGTAAGTTATCAAAACTACCTCTTAGAGAAGTTTTTATTTCTGCTTTTATTAACTCTGCAACTTCGTCTATCACACCACAACTCTATATAAGTCTAGTACTCTTTTGATGTGATCAGGAAAGTCAGAACTTGTTCTCATTCCTGAAGTACCTTGGTTCTGCAATGTTGCTCCACCTAGAGTCTGTCTTTGTTTATGCTCATCTTTTAAATAATAAGTAACTAAATCAAATATAGCAAGTTTTAAATCTCTTGGGCACTCTGAGTACCCCGCATTATATGTAATTCTTACTGCTCCAACACCTTTAGCCCAGTTCTTCGGATTTCCGTTGTCACTAGTTCTAATAACTGCATCTGCATCTGTATCAACATAATACTCATAATTGCCTGTGGTTAAAGTGGTATAGGCTCCACTATATGTTGTGCGTTCTTCAACTAAATCTACGACTGTTATAGGACTCTCACTTAAGATTAAAGTATGGGTATACCTATCTTCTATAGTAAAGGTCTCTACTTTGTTCGTTGATATATAGTCTACAAACGATGTTCCGCAATATTTTTTAACAAGATCGGATATTTGAGGAACTAAGACATTCAGACGGTCGTCGTCTTTCTCGCCTCTTATTCCTTCAGCGTCTTTGTATTCATTAGTAGTAATTAAATCTGCCATAATATTATTAAAAAATATTGCGGTGGGGTTTAACCCCCACCACAAAAAGTTTAGCTATTAACTAGCTTTGAACTTATAAGCCCACTTAGAAGTAGCACCATCGATTAGATCGGTGAAACCAATTCTTTGTGAAGCAACAAGAACTCGTCTTTGGTTAGCAACTTCATAGTCTGACTCAATTGTCACACCACGTAGTCTAGGCATTACGTAGTTTCTTGCATATACTGCAATCGCTCCGTACCCATTAGCTGCTTGAGCAGGGAATTCGTCACAGAGTAAAACTCTTGAGCCAAATACCTGACCAATCTCACCAGTGAGTTTAGTAGCCATATCACCAACTAGATTAGCATCTTGGAATTCTGCATCTTCTAGTAATTGGAAGTAAGCGCTTTGTGAAACAATATAAGTTACGTCGTTAGGATTAACACCGTATTTGCCCATATTCTTTCTCATGCTTAGCAATTCTGCAGCAGTCAGAGTGTCAGTTGCAACAGCTGTTGCTGACTGAGTTTCATCACTATCTGCTGATGCCATTTTGATAAGACCATCAAAAGTTCCTGATGTATAAACACCAGTAGAGTGGTTACCTAATAGTAACGCATTCTCAATACCTTTTGCGTGTGATCTAACAATTGATTCCCTGATTAAAGGAAGAATTGGCATGATTGCATCTTCTTCAGTCTCATTACCTAAGTATGATTGTGAAATAAGTTTGTGAGTTGATAGAGTTTTCTCTGTCAAATCAATACCACCGAAAGGTGCACCATAAGTGTCGCCTGTCTGTGCTAAGTTACCATGTGGAGATGATCCACTGGCTGTTTGTGCTGAAGCAAATTCAGCATATCCGGAATCCGGAAGGATAGGGATAATCATGTTAGCGGAATTCATTTGAATTTCTCTAAACAACGGCGCTAATACTAGCGAGTTTTGAATATCTCTTTCAACGTTAGTTGATACTATTTGTTCGAAGTCTGCACTAGAAACCGCAACACCTGAATGTGCGTTTACTTTTTCCATTACGCTTTTAGCGTATGGTGTGTCGAGTCCTCGGCCAGTTGCAAGACCTAAGATCTTTGCATCTACTATGTCGCCTTCGAAGGCTTCTTTCCAGTTTGAGTTACCTCTATCTTGGAAAATTCTTTTTGATTCGCGCATAGCTTGAATCTCTTCAGATTTTTCTGATAGTTCGGATTGTAGTTCCTTGACAACTGACTCTAAGTCTCCTTGTCTTTCTTCTACTTTCTTGGCAACATCATTAATGAGCTTTTCAGCTCCAGAGATTGATGATTTAACAACAACCTTTTGTTTTTCCTGTTCAGCTTCTATTACAGCTTTCTCTGCAACGTCTGCATCAGCTTGCGCTTTTGCTTCGATTTCATCGTTAGCTTTCTGCTCGGCTTGTTTCATTGCAATGCTAGTAGCAGTTTGATCTGCAACTTGCTTAGCGAATGCTTCAAGGTCGAACTCAGGGCTTACTACAGGAGTTTTCTTTTCTTCTGACATTTTCGTCTCCGTTTTGTCGGCTTTTGCCTTACTTGACTGCTCAATCTTTGCGTTAGCGTCGATTGAGGAAGTCTCTTTAATAAAGTCTTTTTTGAACGAGTTGTACTCTTCCATACTATCAAATGATTTTGCTAGAGAGAAGACTGCGTTTTGGTTACAAGGAACCGAAACTACAGACACTTCAAACAGTTCTGCGTCCTTTATCGTATATCCATCGGTTTCAGTTACATATTCAGCGTCCTTGACTTTGAAACCAACAGAAAAAGCTCCAAGTACGCCATCTTTAATAAGATCTTTTATTTCGCCAGCTGATTTCGAGATACGAGCTGTAAGCTCTAATCCGTTCTCGCTGACTCCAATTTCTTTAGCTCGACCAATAGGTCGATCATAGTTATGATTAAACAAAATTACTGGATTGTTTTTAAAGTTCTCCAATCCACCTTTTGTCCAAGCACCACTTTCAATAACATCACCAGCTCGGTCTAAAGAGTTCGTACTAGCTGATCCTTTGATATCTAGTCCGCCATCTTCATCTTCTGATAACATCTTGAAAGAATTAGTCCAATGAAAAATTTTCTCCATAGTTAATCCTCCTTCTTAACCTTTGCCTTTTTAGGCGCAGGTGCTGGAGTTTCCACTACAGTAACTTTTATTGGAAATCTGTATTTCGCAGCTGATAGTACTCTATTCCATGAGCCATACTTCCTTCTTAGAAGGTAGTCTCTCACAGGAGCTTTCTCGTCCGCTTTATATTCTGGTAGGCTAATAGTATCTACATTTTTTGCTTGCATATACTCGCTTAAAGCCTTTAGCATCATATTTTTTGTCATAATTATTCCTCTGCGGGTGGGGTTTCTTCTGGTCTGCCACCTTGCTCTGGATTTGCGGCTGAACCTGCAATATTTGCAGGAACTCGCGGTGTATCAAATCCGTCAATCGTCTCAAGTCTCAACGCCTCCCTTGCTTCATTCGGTGTTAATATTCCCGTATTGACAAGTGTAGCGTAGTATGCTGCCTGATCTTTCAATTCAGGCTGAAGAGCTGGCGCGTTGCTTACATCTTCATTCAGTTTAAAACCGAAGAACCTCTCGAAAGCATACCCTATTTTTCTAATAATAGGTAGTATGGTTTCTAAATAGTACAGACGGTGATTAGGTCTAATGTTTGCATTATTCCCTCCGTCCAATAAAATAGGTGGAATCCCCATAGCTTCTAGAATAATTCTTTCATTTGACTTAATAGCCTCTTGAAAGTCTAAATCCTTAAAGTTGACTTCCGTCAAGTTTTCCACTTCTAATCCACCATCAAGGAATAACGGTCTACGACCTCCTGATTGTGGGTTATATCTAGCTACCCAAGCCTGTAACATTCTTTCTTTAATTTTTTCTGAAAGAGTATTAGGCGACTTAAGCACTAAACCTGGTACTGCTCCATTCTTGAAGAAGTTATCTTGGAATCTTCTCATACTTCCAAGTAACTGCATGGTTCTCCATGCTGGCTTCAATCTAGG